TCAAGCGTCATTGCCCGCGCTCCCTAGCGAAATCAGCCGCGAGAGTTCGGTACGCGAACGCTGCTTCCAGTGGACAAACCCCGTTACCGGCTCCCCTGGTGCGCTCCACCCGATCGGCCATCCCATCGTCAGTTCGTAGAATTGCGGGTTGGAGATCAGGCCGTCGATGAAGGAGCCAGAGCCAAGCCTGAAGCTCACCCGGACCCGGTGCGAAGATGGGGGCATCGTAACCGGGTGCCACCCCATCGCTCGCATGGTCAGCCAAAGCTTGGTCCAGGCCCTCGCTGCATTGCCCAGCGAAAACTGCCCCGAGCTGGTCGCCGCAACGTCGAACGGCGACTTCGGCTGGATCTGGCCGTCCGCAATCATGAGGTCCGGCAAATAGCCCGCATCGGTCGCCGTCGGCGTAGGCCAGGAGGAAGAGGCGGCGACGCCGGTGGCTTGCGCCCACCTCTCGCGCCGTGAACAGTCCTGCTTTTGTGCGGTAACCCAGGCGGCGTAGGCTGCTGACGACTTCGGCAAATCCCAGATCGAGGTGCCCTTCGACATTCTCGGCGAAGACGGCGCGCGGCCGGACCTCGTCGACGATGCGCTCAATATCGGGCCATAAGTGACGGGGATCGTGCTTCCCGCGCCGTTTTCCGGCGAGGCTGAAGGGCTGGCAGGGATAGCCGGCAGTGACGACATGTACACGGCCGCGCCATGGTCGGCCGTCGAAGGATCGCAAATCGTCCCAAACAGGCGCTGGCTCCAGGGCCTGGTCTTCCATCCGCGCCACGAGAGTGGCCGCAGCGTGGGCTTCCCGCTCGACGTAACAAACAGTTCGATAGCCTGGCTCGGCAATGGCAAGCCCGAGTTCGAGGCCGCCATAACCGGCGCAGAGGGAGAGGCCGCGCAGATCGCCGCCCCCATGGTCGTTAGGTTCGGGACATATAGCCACAAGGGTCTTCTCCTGGGGCTGCTCACTCGGCGCTCGGAGAAGGGCTCACAGGCCTCAGCTGATTGATCTGGCGGCAACGTCGGCACTTGATCTCGACGAGGCCTGCCAGCGCCCCGACATCTGCCTTGAAAAGAAGCGCGGCACAACCGCCGCATCGATATGATTCCTTCATTTTTAGCACCTATCGATGCTCCCGCCGTGACGGCCGGGGGAGCCGAAGGCTGGCGCGCCAGCCCAAGGTGCGAGCTCGCTCTCGCGGTTCGAGGGATGGCAGTCCCTCGACTGCCCCCGTTAGGCGGCAGCAATTTCTTTGCGCACGTCCTCCTCGTCGAGCTGGGTGTCGATGAAGAATTCGTCGACCTGCTCGACGGACAGTCTGCCCTCGAACGCCTTGGCGACGTCGGGTTCGCCGAAATGCTTGATAATGCCCTGACGGTCGAGTTCGGTTTTCACGCGGATGAACCGGCTCTTGCCGATCCAGCGCAGGCCCTGGAGCCACGCGAGCACGGCATCCGCCTTCACGCCCTTGGCGAACTTCACCGCCGGCGTGGAAAGCCGGATACCGATCTTCGCACCGGCCAGCTCGCCCGAGCGACGGTTCTTAGCGAATTGCTTGCCGCTGACTTCCCACCAGGCCTTTAGCGCAGCGAAGCGACCGCGTTGAACGGCCTCGATCCCGGCGAGGACGACGTCGCGCTCGGCCTTGAGCTTGTCGATCGCCGCCTCACAGGCGAGCTTCACCTTCAGCGCGCGGCGATCATCACCGACATATTCGCTGATCAGTTGCACCGCTTCGCCCGGCGTTTCCGGCACCCGCAGCGCGTCATCTTTCCTTCTGGCCATGCCGCCCCTCCTAGTTGCAGTGATATCAGCGGCCGAACGCGACATAGTCGAAACCGCCCAGACCAAGCCCTGCGCCAACAAACTGCGCAAACGTGGTCATGCCATTCACGTCAAAGCTAACGCGTTCGACGGTCGCATCTGCAAAGGGAGAAGCGGTAGGATTCACCGCAATCGGAAAAGCGATGAAGCACTCGTTGGGGAATGCTACCGGAAAGGGCGTGTACACTGGCCCTTCAAAAAACGGCCCTGCCACCGACCCCCATTTGATGATGAAGCCGAATAGATTGACGGATTTATCCGCCCCAAATGTTGCCCCCATAGCGGCGCGCATGCCGGCCGGTGTCAACGCCTTGGTGTCGATGGCACCGGCAAGAATTTCGGCGCCTGTGGCCTTATCGACTGTCAGCGTGCGGTTCGCACTCAGCGCCCCACCGCCCGTCACCAGACCGCCACCGGTCACGGTCCGTGTGGTCGGCACCGCACCGCCGCCATCCCCGGTCACGCCGTTCGCAATCGCGATGATCGCTTCGACCAGATCGAGTTCACGGCCCTTTTCCGGCTCGATGCCGGCCTCTTGGAGAACAGCCAGCAGATTGGCCTGGACGTCATTCAGCCAAGCAGCGCCTACCTTCGTTGCCCGTTGCCCCGTGCTCGGGTTTCCCTCCTGAAACTGGCCGTCGACGGCGCCGAGGGTGTCGATCGCATGCATGCTATTCGCTCCTTGAAAAATCGAACCAGAAGGTCGGTTCGGGTTCGGTGTGATAGGAAAAGATCAGCTCGCCATGTGCCGGCGCAGCACGGCCGATCAGGCATTCGAGGTTGAGCGCGCCAAAGCCCGCCAGCAGATCGCCGGCATCACCGCCGGCGCAGAATTCAGCGAGCGCAAACTGCATCAGATCGTCATCGAGCCAGACGTCGACGCGCCAAGCGAAACACCAGTCGAGGCCGTTGCAATCATCGCCGGCAGCAAAGCCAGCCTCGAGTTCGGCGAACTCGGCGATCGAGATGACATAGCCAAGCCGCCGTGCCAGCCCGACGAAATAAGCGATCGACTGGCCGCCACGCTCGGAAATCTTGTTGACCAGCGCCAGCCGCCGCTCGCTGATCGTGTCGGGTGCCCCAGTGCAGGTGTCAGGCAGACCGGCTACGCGCTCCCAGTCGCCCAACAGCTCCAGCGTGGTGCGCGGATCGGCTTCTTCAATCAAACCGAACAACCGGGCGTCTACGCGCGCCATCTCGGCCGCCATGCCGTGCAGCAGCTGTGCAAGGTTCGACGCCGAATCGCGCGCAAAGGCGAGGCCGCGCGGCAGTAATTGGATGAGCTGGTCTCGATAGGCGATCGAATCGAACATCACGGCGCCCAGGTGATCGCGCCCAGCATCGGCATATAGCCGGGCGCGGTTGTGACATTGGCGACGGGGCTAAGGAACAGATGATCGGTTTCCCCGGCCGCAACGCTGGCCGCCTCGTCCAGGTGGCTTTTGAGGATGACGCCGCCGGGCTCGGCTTCGCGGGCGAACAGATCAGCGAGCTCGGCCGTTACCGCGGCGCGCACCTCGTCGGTATCGGGCCGCAAGCGGATCACGGGGTTAAGCGGTTGGGGGATCGGTGCGAAGATCACCGGCGTCGCGATCACCGGACGCACTGTTTCGATGTACGCGGCGACCAGCTCCAGATCGTCCTCGCTCGGCAAGATGTCGTCCCGATCATCGTACACAAAAGTCAGGCCCACCCGGCCCGGCCCGGTCCAGTTCTCGAACGACCAGGCGCGCGTCACACCTGGCACTTCCTTTGCCCATTCGACCCAGTCGGCGCTCGAGCCGCCATTGGGCGGGTTCCGGATGCGGGTCAGCAGCCGAGCGAGCAGAGCCGCGTCATCCTCCTCATCGGCACCACCGCCAAGCCCGGCGACGCTTACCGCCGTCGCATTCACACCCGACAATGGCGACGCGAAGGTCAGCACGGTGCCCGCAGAGACCGCCCCATCGGCGCCTGGCGCGGTCGCTTCGACCGGCACCGTTGCGGTCGTCGCTACCAGCACGGTCCTGGCCGTTACCGTAAACCGCGCGCCATCGATGCGGGTAAGTTCGGCGCCGAACGGTACGGTAGCGCCGATCAGCCCTGTCACGGTCACGTTACCGCTGGCCGCCACGGCGGGCTTGCGCGCAATCCCCCAAATGGACGCCCAGCGGGCCAGATATTCAGCCGATGCCGTGTCGGGCATCAGCTGCTCGGCAAGCCACACGGCTAAGCCATAAAGCGAATCGAGCGCACCGGCGAGGACGCGCGCCAGCACCTCCAGCATCGATCGGCGCAGACGACTGTCGGCGCCCGGCAGCCGGCCGTCGATATCGGCGGCAATCCGCGCGCGAAGATCACTGAGGGTCGGTCGTTGCAGCGGCATCAGTCTGTGCCCTTCCAGATGTAATCGTACCGGGCGCTGACGCGGCCATCGGGCCGGTAGAGGACAACGCCGATCGCCAGCCGGTCGCCGGGTTGTGCCACCGCCTCGACGTCGAGGCCTGCGCACACCTTGTCGCGGACCAGCCAGGCCAGCGCTTCGCGCGCGTAAAACCGGGCACGCTCGATCGTCGCCGGCGTCTGCTTTGCGCGGCCGAGCAGCCACAGCCGCGATCCGATTCGGTCGCCCTCTTCCTCGGCCAGCGCATCGCCCCACCAGCCGCGGCGATCACCGCTTTCGTCGGGCAGCGCATCGTCGTCGCGCGCGCGAGCATCGGTGAACAGCGACAGATAGATGGCTGTGCGCATACCATCGTCCTGGGCGAGGTCCCCGCCGACGAGGGCGATATCGCCCGCGAAGTCGGCCGCGTTCCAGATCAGGGCAAGATCGCTCATGCCGCGAACACCTTGGCAGATCCTTCGGTGATCACGCCGCCGACGACATGGTCGCCGACACGCGCAACCTTAGCGCCGCCTTCGTCGCCCAGATCGACGCGATCGGCGATCAGCTTCACGTTCGTCGCGGTGACCGTCGCGTCGTCTTCGATCGTTACAACCGCGCTCTTGGCATTGACGGTGAGGGGCTTGTCAGTCTCGATGACGATGCCGTCGCGGGTGATATGGACCTTCTGGCCCTGATCGTCATGAATCGCGCACTCACCGGGTGCCAGGTTGGTCAGGCGGACTGACCGGTCGACCGTACCAATGCAGATGCCGTGCGACCGGAGACCGCCGATGAAGGCGATGACCGCCTCGGCGCCAGCCAGCGGCACACTGCTAAAGCCATATTGCTGGTAATGTTCGATCTCGTCGTGAATCTCGCCATCGAGGAGCTCGACCTTCAGCCCCTGCGCCCTCAGACTGTCGTCGACCGCCATGATCACGGCGCGACCGATCATCATCTGGATGCGGTCCATCGCGGGCTTCAGCGCCTTCATTTCTTCTTCCCCACCGCCGACGCATCGGCCTGTTCGGGGATCGCCAGCTGGCTCCAGGCCTCGGGCGGCGATAGCTTCAGCACCGTCGTCGTGCCGCTTTCGTCGCGCGTCAGCGCGGCCGAGGTGACCAGCATCTCTCCCTGCATGTATATCGCAGGCGCATCGAGCTGGACGCGTAGATTGGGTGCCCAAAGCCGGCCGTCGCCCGGCACTCGCCAGCCGGGCACCGTAATCGTCGCTTCCTGGGCGCGGCCGGCGCGGGTGGTCGCTTCCCATTTGGCCCGCTTTTCCAGACTGGCGGCGTCGCCTTGCTCCTCGGCGACGATCACCAAAGGCCGATAGCGCTTGACCGACGGGTCCTTAGCCGACCCGCGGGGACTGGCGGCGGCACGCCCGTTGATCTCGTTCGATCCGGACGACTGGCCGAGTATGACATATTCCGAGAAGCGCTCGGCCACGTCATGCGTGGCCGACAGGCTGATGGCGCGATCGCGATCGCTGATCGTCGCTACAGTCGCGCCCTGGGCCGGCGTGATCAGCTCGATATTGCCCTCGGGCGTGGAGATGGCGAGCAAACCGCGAAACCGGCAAAGCCGCTCGATTGCCGCCTGTACCGTTTCACCCTGCTGCAGCGCGAAACGGCGTAGCGATGGCGCGGTGCTCGCCTTGGCGGTAACGCTCACCCCAAACGGCTTCGCCAGCTGCTCGGCGATCGCCTCGATCGACACGTTCTTCCACAGCCCCGGCTTGGCGATCGCCGAACAGTCAATGAGGTCCGCTGCCTTGTCGCGACCGGCCACTTCAATCGAATGGCTGTTCGCGTCGATTTGCGGGCTGATCCGGTCAATCCAGCCGGTGATCAGCGTCTCGCCGCCCACCTTTACCTTGCACGCCAGGCCGGCGCGGATGTCGAGCCGATCGGCACCGATCCGCTCGCGATCAGTGAGCGACAGCGTGAACTCGCCCGACATGGTGTCGATCGCACGGATGATGCTCACGCCGGTCCAGCCAGCATAGAGCATGCCGTCGATCGACAGCTCGACCCGCTCGCTTGCAGCCTCAACCATCGCCGAGCACCTGCAGCTGGCTGCCGCCCGGTACGAAACCGGGGTGACGTACCTTGTTTCGCGCGACCAGGTCGGTCACCTGGCTATCGAGCAAGTCGCGGCGATCGGGGCCGTGAAGGCGGTGGACGATCACGAGAGCCGGGCTGGTCGCGGTGATCGGATGGGCGAAGGTGCGCTCCAGCGTGCCGCCCCGAACCGTAGCATCGCGCACCATCACCCGGCGAAGCCCGTTGAAGATCGCGGCTCGGGCATCCTCGCCGGCGTCGGCCGCGTCGACCGCCCAGTCGTCCAAACGGACGGCAAGCGCGTCACGCACGGAGACAGCATCGTCATAGGATGAAAAGCGGGTCGCGGCGACCGCTCGCACCAGCTCCGCAGCGGTGGCCGCGCGCACGATATGGACGATCGCATCCTGATTAACCGCCTGGCGTCGGCGCGCGGGCGTCGTCGGCGCGATCACCGGCAGAGAAGCACCAAAGCCCGCGAGCGTCGTCAGCGCGGCTAGGCGCTGGCGCGGCGACGCGCCCACATTGCCGATCGCCGAGATCAGGCCGACGATCGAATGGGCGAGCGTATCGGGCGAGCGCAGCAACGCCGGTGCCGCCAGCACGCGCAGACTGGTGTCGAAACTGCGCAGCGCAGGCCCGGCACCAGCGCTGATCGCGCTGGTCACCTGGGCGACGCTGGCGATGCCGCGCACCAGGTCGCCCGCGGCAGCTTCGACAAACGCCGGAATGCCAGCGAGGCTGTAGCGCCGCGCAAAATCGATCGGCAGGGCGCGCAGTACTTCGAACGCTTGCATGTCGGCGATTGCCGCCGTGTCGGCCGTAACCCGTTGCTGCCGGTCCTCGCCCGCCTCGACGAACTCGACGCTGAAGACGACATAGCCGCCCTCGTCGGTGCTCTCGCTTGAGGTGAAATTGTCGACTGCGACGTCGCGCGTGCCATGCCAGGGATGCACGAGCGTTCCGACGCCCTCGGCCTCCAGCGCTGTGAGCAGCGCGTCGCGATCGGGGCGGTAATCGTTACCCCAAAGATAGCAATCAACTGTGAAGCGACGGCCCCTGCGCCCCATATCCTCGGGAAGCGCGTCATCGCGGCCGGGGAATTCATGCACGGCAAGGCGGCGGCCGCCCGCATATTCGTGGCTCCGGGTGACGAACGTTGCACCGCGAAAGCTGCCGGGTTCGAAGGCGTCGCGCCAGCTCATGCCGCCGGTCCCATTGCGGCGCCGCGGCGGCCGGGCGTGGTGACCGACGCGCTCACCTGGCGGCTATTGCTGCTGATGCTGGTGCGGGCGCCCGCGGCCGGAGCACCGACCAGCGTCACTTCCACTTTGACCTTGCCGTCGACCGGCTTGGGCATCGGTGGCTGCGCGATCGTCACTTTCACTTCGGGTTGCGGCGCGGCCCGTGCCTTCGCACCGCTCCGCTGCCACGCCGGTGCCTTGGCGGGAGCTGGTGCGCGCGACCATGCTGGCTGCGGCGCTGGCGCGGCGATCGCGCGCTGCCAGGCACGCGAGACTGGGGGTGTGGCCGATGGCGGCGATGTTTTAACGGGGGCGGACCGGGCAGGTGTGACTGATTGAAACGCGCCGCGCCGAGGTGAAGGTCGCCGGTCGGTCGGCGCTTGTGGCGGGCGCGCTCGCGACCGTGGCGGTTGCAGCGATGGCGGCACTGCGGCACCGGCAGCTGCCCAAGCTTTGGGCAGGTTCGGATTGGCCTTGCGTTGATCCTGCTGCTGCAGGGCGCGGCGCGCACGTTGTTGGTCGTCGGCCGTCGGCATGCCAAGCCCGGTGCCCCACCACCCCTTGTCATTCGCGGTGGCAGCGAGCTGCGCACGGTTCTTCGGGACGGCCTCTTCGCGGTCCATCGCTGCCAGCCGTTTGCGGGCGGCTTCCTTCTCCTGCGCGGAGGGGCCGAACCAGCCGTTGTTGCTGACGACCATGTTGAGCTGCCGCCGCTCGACGTCGCGCTGCCACTGGCTCCAAGCCGTGGCAGCGTTGCCGATCAGTGTAATGACGTTGCCCAGCACCGACACGATCGTGCCGATCCCGGTGGCGACCGCCGCCCAGTCGGTCTTGGTAATGAAATCGATCGAGCGATCGAACAGCCGGCCCATTTCGTCGCCGGCGCGCTTCGCCCAGGCATCGAGCTTGCCTTCTTTATCGAGCTTGTCGATCCACGCGAGGATGCCCTGCAGCCGCGATTTTACCTTGTCGAAGAACCCGGCTCCGGCGATCCGCAGCTGAAAATTGGTGAAGGCATCACCGATGTTGCTCAGGATGCCGCTGAAGGTCTTGGACTGGCGTTCCATGCCGCCGCCATATTTTGCGTCGAACACCGCCAGGATCGCACCCTGGATTTCCTTCATGTCCTTTTTGACGGTTTTCTTGGCCTGCTTGCCCGCCTTGTCGATATAACTGAAGGTCGCGACGTCGCCCTTGACCGACGTCGTGATATTGAACTCCTTGAGCCGTTCGAACTCGCCCGTCTGGGCATCGGCGATCGCTTCGACTGCGTCCATCAGCGATTTGCGCGTGCCACCAGCGGCGTCGCCAAGAATACGGAACGCCCCCGTTAATGGATCGAGGCCAACGCCGCGCGCGCGAACGAAAGCGTCGGTGACGGTTTCGATGTCATAAGGCGTGTTCTTGGCGAACTTCGCCACCCAGGACATTGCGGCTTTCGCCTTGATGGCGGAGCCTTCGGTTCCTTCCAGCGCCACCTGATATTGCTCGAAGGACGACGCCGTCGAGATAACACCCTTGGTGAACCAACCCGCTGCGGCCGTCGCACCAAGCACGCCCCAGCCTGCTGCCGCGCGGGCGATCTGCAGCGTCATGCCCGCCAGCTTGCGCGCAGCGACGCCGGCTGAATAGCCGATGCCGTACCCGATGGCATGGCCAAGTCTGCGCGCGCCCGCGGCCGCGCGGTCGAATCGGGCTGGCATGCCCATCAGAAACTGACTGCCGGCGCGATCGGTTGCCGCGAGGGAACGGCGAACCAAGCCCAAGTCACGACCGGCAAATGTCGCCGCCTCGCGGCCCGCCCGCCCGAAAGCAAATCCCACGCCATAAGCGGCACGTTCGACTGCCTTCAGTCGCCCCGCACTGGTGCCGAGCGAGACGATCGCGCGCCCGGCACCGCGCGCGCGGTCGATCATACCGGTCAGTCCGCGCGATGTGCTGATCACGCGATTGTCGAGTGCCTTACCACCGCCGGTGGCGGTAGCCCGCATTGCGCGGTCGAGCTGATTGCCATCCTTCGCCAGACCGCGTGTCGCGGCGGCGACCTTGCGCAGCGCGCCGCTGGAACGGTCCACCGCTTCAAGGATCAGGGATAGCTTCACTGTTGCTCTGCCTCACGCGAAAGGAGGATGTCGTGCCAGAATGCGAGCTCGTCGATCGTCAGCTCGAGCAGATCGCCCGGCGGAAAATGAAGCCCGGCCGCTAGGTCGCCGAGGACGGCGCGCCAGTTGGCTGGCCATCCTTGTGTGATGATTCCAAAGGGCCTTCAGCCGGTGCCCCCGCGATCGTCGATGCTGCCGGGCCCGTCGCGTCGGCCGGCGTGTTGTACAGCGCCTCGATCGCCTCGATATCGTCGAAGTCGAGTTCGCCCGCGTCGCGGTTCGACAAGCCGGATAGGGCGGCGATCAGGGCAATCTTTTGGGCGGTCGGCCCCGCCGCACCATCGGTGCGGGCCATGTGCTTGCCCTTCACGCGCGGCGCCAGCGACAATTCGGTCAGCATGTGGCGCTCTTCGCCCTCCGGGCCGACCAGCTGCTCGATCGGGTGCTGCAGCACATAACGGATGCGGCTCTCCATTACCGCACCTCTTCAGCAGGCGGTCCCTGAAGCACGACATCGGCCATGCCTTCCTTCGTGTCGAAGCTCAGCACCTCGGCACAATAGGCACCGCGTACCACCCACGACACGCCGACATCGGTTTCGAGAAAGACCGTGACATTATCCATCGCGCGGATCTGCGCGAGCGACAGAACGCCCTTATAGAGCACCTTGGCGGTGATCTTCGACGGTTCGGTTGACTCGCTGAAACCGCTCGCTTGATAGTCGCCCATCTTGGGCTCGCGCTTCACGCCGCCGATCTCCATTTGCGTGCCGCCCGACGTCTCGAGACGGATGCCATTGGCGGTAAGCGTGCATTGACCGACGACCTTGTTGGGATTGGCCACCTGGTATTCCTTTCAGTTGCCGCTGAGAGCCTTCTCAGCAGGGAGTTAGAGGCGAAACTGGACCTGGCCCGCAAAGACGCGGAACTGGTTGACGATGTCGGGCGGGATCAGCGCATTGATCCGGTTGCGGTCGCTGCCGTCGCGCTCGACGACCAGATCGGCAATGAACTGGTCGAGCCGCTCGACGATCCCCAGGTCTTCTAGATCGCGCATCAATGCGATCAGCTCGGCGCGGATGATCTTGGGGGTGACGATCGCCTGGCCGGCGCCAAAATTGGTGCCATCATCCGCCAGCTTGTGGCGCGGGAATTTGAGCAGGATGCGTGCACGCACCGCCTGGCGGATCAAGGCCAGCGTCAGCGGGGTATTGACGTCGAGATAGGCGACGTCGTCGATCCCGAGTGCATTGGTCTGATAGGTGGTGATTGCCCGCTCGATCGTCACGTTGCCGCTGCGATCGGCCAGGAAGGTCGAGATGCCATCGAGGAGCAAGAGCTCGCGCTGCGCACGGGTGAACAGGTCGACCTCTGCCGGTGGCAGGATGCCGGGCATGCCGAGGGTCTGGAACGGGCGCGCCGGATCGATCGCGCTGTAATAACCGACGATGCCACCATAGCTGGCCGCCCATTCCCAGGGCGGTGTCGGCGAAACGCCGGTACCGATGATCGAAACCAGCAGGCTGTTGCGGGCAGCGCCAAACGTTGCAGATGCGCCCTGGGTGCCGCGTGTCGCTGCGTAGGCAAAGGTCTCGAGCATCCGCGTGGGACCCCAGCGGCTCGCCAGTTCAGTTTCCACCGCACCAAGGGTGGTCGCGCTGGCGGTCCCCACAATGACGGTGCGATAGTCATTGTCGCCCATCAACGCGATCGCGGTGGAATAGTCCGGATCACCTGCCCCGGCGACGCCCGCTGCAACGGCGACGGTCACCCCGGCCGGCAGCTTTTGGCCGGTGTAATAATTGGCGCGGACATCGATATCGTTGCCATGCGTACCCTTGGCACGTGCCGTCAGCGTGACGACCCCGGCCACATTCGCTGCATTGACCGGCAAGTCGCGCTGGGCAGTCACGGCCGTGACGATTGCGGTGGCGATCGCGGTTGCCGTGTCACCGCTGGCAACCGAAACGATGACTGGTTGCCCGGCGATCATCAGGGCCAGCGTGCCGGCACCCGTCGCCGGGCCAGTGATCGTGACGGTGCTGGTTGCGGCGGTACCGCCGACCAACTCGTCCAGGGCGATCGCCCAGCATTCGCTCAGGCCGTCGGCCGCCTTCAGCGCACGCGCCATCTGCGCCAGCATCGATCCGCGGCCGAAGGCGGCGATCGCCGTGTCGACCGTGTCGATCCGCGTCGGAGTCAGCGCCGGGACCGCGCCCGCGGCCAGTCGTTGCCCGATCAGCAGCACGCGGTTGGCGACGCGGTAGACACCGTTCACTGCCCGCGAGCTGTCGAATTCGATATAGGCGCCCGGCGTGCGCAGGCTGACGGGAATGGAATTGAACGAGATCATGCTTCAGCGTCCCTTTGCTGGCGGTGATTGCGGGGTTTGTTGTTGGTTTCGACCTCGGCCGTGGTGGCAAGCGATTCGCTCTCCACATCCGCAGCGATCGGTTCGATCGTCACGTCGCCGTCGCGCTCCAGGCGCCGCCAATAGGTATCGTCGTCGACCATCTCACCGGCCGCGGCCAGCGGCGTCCGGTCGAGCTTGCGGATCAGGCGTCCCGCAACGGGCACCACGCGAATTCGGTCATTCACTGCGGATCTCCAGATGGTCGGTGGCATCAGCCGTTTCATCGGCGGGGATTTGGGCGCCGGGCGTGCCGGGGGCGGCATCGACATTGCCGAAAGGCTCGACGTCCCAATTGGCGTGGAAGGTCAGGAACTCGCCGATCGCCTCGGGGTCGCCCTGGAACTTTTGCACGAAGATCTTGGTCTTAAGCTCGACCGCATAGGCAGAGACGTTGCGCGCCGCGAGCTGGGCGTTGTTGCGCACCAGCCTGGCCGCGCCGATCGCGATGTTGTCGATCGGCAGATTGAGGTCGGTACCCGCCAGCAGCTGCACCGCATCGATCATCATTTGATAGCTGCCGGGCTGCGCGGCAGCACCCGTTTCACCGTGGCGGCGTGCGGTTTCGTTGCGACTGCTCTCAGCGGCCAGCACCAGAAAGAAATTGACCGGCCAGTGAACCTGGCCGTCATCGGTCGGGATGGCGGCGCCACACCCGGCGAAGGTCACCCAAGCGGCGGTACCGCGCCAGTTGGGCTTGTCCTTGAAATACTCGTCCCAATCTTCCGGATAGCTGTCGAGCAACCCAAATCGATAGCCGAGCGCGTCCGAATCGGCCGCGGCTTTCAAACGGCCGAGTATCGCGTTTTCGATCTGGGCGATCATCGCTCCAGCTCCGGTGCGATGTCCGCGAGATAATCCTCGGCCACGCCGATGATCTGCTCTTCGTCCATGTCGTTGATGCCAAGAAATGGTCGCGCGGGCAGCGTGACAGCCAGCACCGATCGAAACCCGAGGCCGCCAGGTAATTTGAACTTCAACCGTCCGCCGCCCTTGGCGGTGATCGTTGCGCCGTCCTGGTGAGGGCGCGCATAGATTAGATTGCTGCCCCATTCGACCTGGTCGTTGTCGGCGATCGAAGCGATCGATCCCTTCAGAAGCCCGCTGTCGCTGAGCGTCTTGCCGCCCTCCTGGCGAGCGCGGATGCTTTGCTTCCACGCCGACCCGTCCGGACCAACCTCGTCATCGAAGCGGTCGATGGTCGAGCTTTCGAGATAGAGGGCGATCCCCTCCATCATCGGCGTGCGCTGTTCGACGCCCACAATCAGCGCGGCGAGCCGCACCTCGGCGCGGTCGAGGCCGTCGATACGAAAGGATTGCGCGACTGACATTAATAGCCGCTCATGTTCTGACGACCGAAGATCGGCGGCCGGCCTTCGATCAGCACGGCACCTGGTCGCGCGGGCTGCGCGTCGACAACGCCTTCGTCGAGCTTGACCCGGCCGTCGGCGATATCGCGAAGCATCGCCATCGCCGCCTTGTGGTTGGCAACCACGACATCACGCGGCTCGGCGCGAAACATGTTGTGGAAGGCGATGTCGCACGCGATCTCGGTCAGCAGCGGCGGTACCGGCAGCGCGCTGCGATCGCCGTAGCGCGCGGACACAAAGCCATCGATGATCGTGCCGGCGCGCACCAGGCGCTGCTCGACATAGGCTTGCGCGTCATCGATGTCCTCGACATCGGCCAGCTGGACGATGTCACGCGCATCGAAGCGCGCTTTCATGTCCTCAAAACTGGCATAGACGATCGGCACGGTCGGTTCCTTGTTCGAAATTTCCCCGCCGCGGCCGCGTCATCGGTCGCGGCGGGTGTGCAGGCTCAGCTCGCGGGCGGGGTAGAGCCCGGCTTGGCCGCAGGCTTGGCTTTCGCCTTGGGCTGGGCTTTTGCGCTCAGCACAGCAGCAGCGGTGGGCGTCGCTTCACCGCTCTCCCCCTCGTGCGCTTCGCCTTGATCGACCTTACGCTGATCGGCCTTGCGCAGATCGTCGTGCAGCTGACTGTTCTCGGTGCGGAGTGCCTGCATGTCGGCATTCAGGCGATCGATCGTCTCGCTCGACTGGGTCAGTTGAAGCGCGGTCAGTCGATACTTCGCGATCAGATCATCGAGCGTGTCGAAACCCGCCTCGGCAAGCTTGTCGGCGATCGTCACAAGATCGGCGGCGTCAGTACGGTCGTCATGCCCGCCAGGAAACGCGAACTCATCGACGACGACGTGGCCTTTACGACCGCGTAGACCGTCATCTAGGCCGGTGCCCGCAACATCATCGACAACTGGCGCACGATCAATCAGCTGCTGCAGCTCGTTCGGTCCAAGCAGTCGGAGATCCGGCATCGCAACAAAGCCGTCTGCGGTGCCTATCATGACGCCGAGCGCTGGATCTTGCAGCAGGTCGCGAAACCGCACGCCGTCTAGCGAGCGGATCACCACGTCGATCGCCGACAAGGTGGCCCAGGCGAGACCCGCGCGCCGGTAGGGCGCGCGGATCAGGGCAGCCGATCGGCTTCGACGATGATGATCTCGCCAGCGATGGTGTTGCTTTCGCCACCCGCCTTATTGGGCTTGAAGACGTCTTTTGCCCGCTGGTGGTTGGAAATGCCGGCCACCAGATGCGTCGGCCGAATGCCGCGCGGCTCGCCGTTATCGTCCTGGAACGCTTTCATCGCATCGCGCGCTGCGATGTAGTTCGCCTCGTTCAACGTGGCGGTCGAACGATAGGCGAGGAACGGCATCGTGTACCCGACCGCACCGCGCGCTTCGCCATAAGCGGTCATGATGCCGGTCTTGGCAACTTCGCTGTCCATCAGGTCGGCGATCCACCAGAACATCGGTTTCTTGCGTTCCTGCGCGATCAGCGGCTTCAGCGGCTGCGAGCAGTCGAGCAGGAACCACGCCTCGCCCTGGGCGGCGTTGTTGTGGTTTGACCACACGCCACCGTCGTCCTGGTAGGTCGGATGATCGGTGTCGAAAAAGTTCTGGCCATCAAAGCAGGGCCGCAAATGCCCCTGGGCGAGCGCCTCGAACCGCAGCCGATCCATCCACTGCTTGCCTTCACGGCCCCAGCCCTGGAACAGGGCCGGATAAAGGCCGATCTGATCGTCCTCGATCTGCCGCTTCTTGATCGGAAGCGTCGCTTCGTAATCGTCGTTGATGAGCTGATAGACCTTCTCGGCCAGCTCCTTCAGCCGCTTCTCGCCAACCCATTTGCGGAAGATCGGCAGATCGCCGAGAAAGCCATAGGTGTTGATCGACGTGGACGACGGGATCGGCGTCGACATGAATTCACCGATGATCTTCGCTTCGGTCTGGCCCTGGGTAAAGGCCATGCTGAAGGTCGTGCGGAGCGCTTCCAAAAGCGCCTGGGTAACTACGCGTGCCAAGTGCCTCGCTCCTTACTTGAGAATGATTTCGAGGATGCCGCTAACGGCACCCGCGGTGGCGAAGGCGGCAGCCGGGATGATCTGGATGCGATCCCCGGCCGCGACGATCGTCGATGCGTCGCCTGCCGTCGGCGTGTCGGTGATGACCGTGCCCTTGGCCGCGGCGTCGGCGACGGCACAGGCGAGACCTGCAACCGCCGTCACGCCGACCGCCACGGTCACATCGCCGCCGGTCGTCACAGCCTTCTGGACGATCACGGTGTTGCGCGCGATCCGACCGCTGCCGGGCGCCACCAGTTCGGCCGACGTACCCGCAAGCGTGTCGGTTTCATTGATCGTCCAAGGCAGAAAAACGCTTCGAGGCGCAGCAGCCGATGCCGCGGCGGAGATTTCCACCCACACCCCATCACTACCGACCTCGCGGACGATGCCGGCGCGCGGCCTGGTACCGGACGCAGAATTGCTCGCGACCGTTTCATCGTCGACGACAAAGCAATAGCCATCGATGTCAGCAACCGTGATCGCATCGACGCCGGCGCTGTTCTTCAACAGATAGGTGCCTTCTTCGACCTCGACCGTAACCGCACCGTCAGCTGCGCCGCCAGTAACGGACTGGAGCGCCATGCCAACGACCCGGCAATTCGCCACATCAGCGATCTTGGCGAGGTCGCCAGCGCCCTGGCCAGCGCGTGCCGGCCGGGCATAGCCCGACGAGGTCATCACCAACCCACCCTGCAGGATGGCGACAGCGGCGACGACGCCAAGGCTCAACAGGCCGCCGCCTGCCATTTTCTGCGTTTTCTTGGGGGCGCTAAGGGCCATTATACGAGCTCCACCGTTGGGGCGTTCTTGGCCTTGAGGAAATCCTCATGGCTCATGCCGGTCATCTCGCAGGCCGCGATTTCGTCAGCGGTCAGCGAGGTAAAATTCTGCGCCGTCTTCCGGTCGCCCAGCTCGGCGCCGGCGGCGACGATCACGGGAGCGTCCTTCAGATAGTCATTCCAGGCAGGCTCGTTCGTCTTGAACAGGTTAAGACCCCAGGCCTTCATCGAAGGCGCAAGCTTGCCTGACGACACGGCCGCCGCGACTTCACGCTCGGCGCGCTCGCCGGTCAGGACACCCAGCTGCTGGGTGATGCCGGTTACCTGCTCGATCGGCACGTATTTGGCCGGATCGGGCGCGGCAGTCTTCAGCGTGGTGACGGCTGCGGCGATCTCGTCGACCGTCGCAGAGTCGGCCAGTCCAGCCGCGACTGCGATTGCGCCGGTCGACGGCACCGTCTTCTTCAGTTCGCCGATCGCCGCGGCGATCTGCTCGACACTGGAATCGGCCGCAAGGCCGACCAGCGCCGCAAGGGCAGCAAGGTCCATGTTGTCGTCTTCCTCGGAAAGGCCGGCCGCGATGGCCGGCAGGTCGATCGCCCCGATGTTCACCAGGGCGGCGTTTTTCAGTCGAAGCACCGATCCGTCGGCCTTGGCCGCAAAGAAGGTCGGGCTGACATAGCGATATTCCTTGGCCTCGATCGCGGCGGCAGCTGCAGCCGTCCATTCGACCTCGCCGTAAATGCCGTCCTCTTCCACGCTGAGCGTGGCAGGCTTGATCCATCCGGCAGCAATTGCTCGCCCGCCGACGCGCTGGGCATGCAGCGTCTGATGATCATAGTCGAAATTGAAATCGGCAGAGCCGAGCCAGGTCCGGGTGGCCGCGACGACACGATCGGCATGACTGCGGTCGGCAAGCCGATACGGCCCGCGCCCGTCGCGCATGTCGATCTGGCCCATGGGCAGCAGCTTTACGCGCTTGGGCGCGCGCCCATCGATCAGCGACAGCTCAACTGCTGCCGCCACCGCCAATATCGAAGGACCACCACCTGCCATGCGCCGCTGATCGCACGGCACACATGGCGCTCTAACCTGAAGTATTTCATGCGGAAGCAGGCGCGCTCAGAGCCGTCTTATTGATCATTAACCCACGACGCGCTATGTGAATGTCGAGCCGCGCGCCGTTTTGGACGTCCGGTCTAGGCCCCTTATGGGCGCACAAGACAGCGCGGACATCAGTTTCTCACCAGAGTATGCAACCTGATCCGGTGTTTGTGGATCTCGAACGCCGCCGTGTAGCGTTCGCCGCCGACTTCTGCCTTCACCGATATCCGGCGCGAACCGTTTCGCGCGACTTGGGGCGTGCCGTGATTAATGTCTCCCTTGTGGAGAATGTCGCTGGCGCGAGCGATATCGATCGAACGGGTCGCCTTTCGGTTCCGGCCGTCGCTGCCATGCCGTTTGCGAATGTGACGGATCTCTCCCGCACCCAACTCGACCGATTTGGTATCTGATCGCAAGCCGAGTTTTGCCAGGCGCGCCTGGACGTGATCCGCCACGGGACCGATCCTGTGTGCCGGCGGCGTTTCCGCGCCGCTCCACACCGATTCGACAAACGCGGCAGCAAGTGCGTGTCGTGACGTCCATCGCCCGTTGGCATCGCGCGCTTGGTGTCGATCGAACGCGGCGGCGATATCAGCAACAGCCGGCGACGATCGCGCCCAGGCGGTTTCCCCCCTTGCCAGGCGCGCCCGATCGAAACCCTGTTCGCCTGCGGCAAAAAACCGCCATCCTGCCCGGCCGATATCGACGATCGCGCCAGCGCCGATGTAGCGACGCATCAATAGCGGCAAACCGTCTCGGCCTGCGACCCATCGCCAGCGTATCTCAATTGGCGCGGCGATCGCGGCGGCGACCGCCACAAGATAACGGCGGCGCTCGACATCGATCGCCAGCCTTTGCGCACCCGCAGCCATCATCATGTCGAGCGCGATCGGTACCGGCCAGCCGCCCGCGTCGGTAAAAATCATGCCTTTGGCCAGGTCCGCGCGCCCCGCCAGACCGAACACCGCAAAAAAGGCGCCGACATCGGGGTCGATTTCGGGCGCTGATCTGGCGGCTGCGGCAATCTCCGCATCGGGGCCAATCGGTGTGGGTGTTGTGCCTGAAAGCGCCGCCTTACCGACATTATAAGACCAGCCGGGATCGATGCCCTGCTCGACCCGCGACACTTCTCCGGTGCGCTTGTTGGTGTAATCGCGCAGCGGAAAGCTGACCGGCCGGATTGTCTGCTTCAGCCCGCGCGCGTCCATCATCCGCTGGTTGCGTGGCTTCACGGTGCAGCGACACCCCCAGCCGCAGGGCGGATAATGCGTGTCCCACCAGGGATGGTCGACCGGCAGGATGGTGCCGTGCCAGGCATGATGCTCGGGCCGCTCACGGCCGTCGAGGATCGCGCTGTATTCAAGCAGCGGAAAAAGCTTCTTCGATCGCTGAATACGCTCCCATCGCCCCGCCGCCTGGGCGGTGCGCATGTTCACCCGGTAGATCGTCTTCAACCGACGCGGGCTGCCGAGCTGGACGACCCTGTTCTCGGCAGTCAGCGGATCAATCATCCGCTTGCGTCCCCACCAGCCTTCGGCTTCAAGCAACGGCTGCAGGCCCTCGCGGAACATCGCCAGCGTCTGCCCCTCGGCGATCGCGCGATCGACCGCCGCGCGGATCAGCTCAAGGATCTGTAGCTTCATTGCTTTTGCGACAGTGAAGGCCTGCACATGCTCCTCCTGCCACACATCCTGCCACGCAAACCCAAAGGCGAAGCCTTTGGCGCGAAAGTATCGCAACGCCTCGATCGGCGTGATCAGCGGGATGGGTGGTTCATCGCCGGCCATCTAGCCCTCGATGATCGGGTTGCCCTGATCGTCCGCCATCAGATACCCGCCACCGACATCAATACCGCCCGCCAGCCACCAGCTCAGCCGACGATAGCGGACGAAACCGGGCTGGGAGGCGGCACCGCGATTGGACAGAAAGCCGGGGATGACCGCGATCGACAGGTGATGCCCCGCCTGGGCGAGCAGCGCCTCGACAGTGCGGCGCGCATCACGGCTGTACCATGCGCGCCGCTCGACAACACCAGCGGCTATGCTGGCATGCAGTATAGTCGTCTCCAGTTCGACAAGCTCGTCGAGCTGCCCTGGCTGCACCGTGACCCGGTCTCCACGACCCATCGTGTCACCCGCTTCGATTAACAGGCCTAGCGGCTTGCCATCCGCGTCATGGTCAAAGCGCGGCTCATCGATCGCCGCGGTCGCTGGTACGCCCGCCTGATCGCGATAAGCACCAGCCACCGGCCGCCCAAACGCAAACCAGTCCTCAAAATCATTGTTGCCAAAATCGGGCATCAGCTGCGCATTTCATCCTGGATCAACGCGTCGCCCTGCAGTCGTGCGGCAAAGCGCGCGCGCGCCAGCATCTCAACGAGTGCCGTATCATCCATCTGGCCGATCAGGTTCACGAGGCCGGCGCGGACTTCGCCGAGGTCGGCCGATCCCTCGACCAGCGCGGAAAGCGGGGCGACTACCGGCCCGAGCATCGCCTCCCAATCCTCCATCGCATCGTCGATTGCGCGATCGACGGCATCAGCCGAATCACCGTCGCCATTATCAAACGTGTCGGTCGCACTGATCGCAACCGCGGCAATCGCCGTTTCCCTGGCGGGCCGATTGGCCCCGCCACGCCGTTTAAGAGGGTCTAAGAAGGCAGGTGGCGGCGTTTCGGCTGGAGAGCTGCCATCGCCGGGGTTCTGCGTGGCCTGGCGCGCCGGATCAGCGGGGGGTTGCAGAAGCTCGTCCCCCGGCTCCGGCGCGGCCAGTCCGGTCAGCTTTCGGAACAGCGAAACCGCCACGGGTACGCCCGCCTTCAATGCCGCGTCGATTGACTTCAGTGCGCCCTGCACATCCACCGGATCGGGTCGGCCGACCAGGATCAGCGGGTAGCGCCTGCGAGCACCGCGGTTGAACATCACTATCGGCACACCGAGGTCGCGGGTCAGCGTCGCTGACAGCTGGACGGCATCGGCGGTCTCGATATCATGACGCACTTCGCCATGCAGGTTGGCCTGGCCGCTGCCCAGTCCGCCCGCTTTGGCGTCGGCCGAGCTGGTCTGGCCGAGGACCGCCTTCGACAGCTGGTCGTCGAAATAGGTGCACAGCTTTTGAAACATATCCGGGTTCGCGGCCGCGCCGCCTGCGGTGATGAATTCGATCAGCATCGATTGCGGCACGACCGCGCCGGCATCCGATCCTATCTGGGCGATCGCGCGCTCGAGCAGACGGATATCCGCCTCCGACGTGCCCGGCGCATATTTGCCGACGCGCAGCGGCAGGCCGTACACCTCGAGGAACGCCACCCAGTCCTTGATCGAGTAATTCTTGAACAGGTATCCCCAGGCCGCGGCACGGGCGAGGCCACCGCGGATCGGCAGGCCCGATTTGGCCGGCGCCAGATGGACGATATATTTATAGGAATGAAGTGGCGTGGGTACGCCACCATCGCCGCGCAGCAGCAGCTGCTCGCCCGTCACCCGGTCGAACTCGAAGAAGCGTGGATCGCGCATCTTCAATTGGCGCGGCAACCACTGCTCGCCCAGCTCCCAGATGATTTCGGTCGCGCTGAAACCCTTGCCGATCGCATCCAGGATGTCGAATAGCTCGGCCTGCAGCGTCAGTCGCTTGAGCCAGTCGCGGATCAGCTGGGCATCGGCCTCGTCCTCTGAGCTGTCGCTCGCCGCTTCAACCTCGATCGGCAGCTGCGCGACGGCCCGTTTCCGGGTGCCCATGATCGATTGGTAATGAAGGTCCTTCTCCTCCATTTCCTCGGCCAGCTCGAGATAAGCGGTGGCATCGCCCATCTCGGCCGCGCGCAGGATCTGGGCGAGGCGCTGCGGGGTCAGCCCCTGAGCCGGATGGCCGGCGTTGATGTTGCGGATACCCGTGACGCTGGCCGCAGAGATCTCCCTCGTCAGCACGTCCGCTGCAGAGCGCAGCGGAACGCCGCGACTGTCGACCAGCGGCGGCGGCGGTGCGGCCTGATAGGGGACCAGATCGTTCATACGGCTTCCTTGTCGATGCGGAGGCCGATCGCGGCCAGGGTCGCTTCCAACACCGCCCAGACGCGCAGCGCATCGAGCAAGGGATTGAGCAGGTCAGTCAGCACGCAATAGCGCGCCGCAGCATCCCGGCGATGATGGCCCCAATGCTCGGTCGGCGACTGGATGATCCCGGCGACCTGCAGGGGCTTGAAAATCGCCGGCGTGGCCGCGGGCACATGTGCCCAGCAATGGACCTCGTTCGCAACAAGGCCACCGATGGTCGCCGCGGCCCAGGTCACCGAAGGTCCCGCGATCAGCAGCCAGATTGCCGAGATCAGGCAGACCGCGATCCAGCTCGTCCAGTTGCGCTCGATCACGCCGCATCGGGTGAACGCCAGCGGGTCCAGATGGTGCAGGCGATTAGGGGCGACGATGTAACGACCGACGATCGGCCAGCTGGCGCGGAGCATGCGATCCTCCAGCCAGTGCAAAATGCCCGACGCCAGGTCGGCGAGCAGCCAGCCGATCAGCAGTTCACCGATGAAAGCCGCCATCCATCCGCTCCTAATAGGCGCCGGTGCCGAAGCGGCCGTGCGGCTGCCCGCGTCGGCCGTGGCGGTTGCCAAAGGCGTCGTTGCGATCATCGAGCGGCCCCTCGTCGCCAAAGGCGGGTTTGGGCACCGACCGATACGCAATTTCTTGGGGGCCGGTATTGAGCGCCCGTACCATCAGCCCGGCTGCCCAGAAGCGATCGGCATGGACGGCGCCATCGTTGACGATGCGGATCGAACCCGATTCCTCGCTGCCGATTTTCTTGATCGCCATTAAATCCGAACGCAGCACCGGGTCTCCGGCCGGGATGCGAAGCTTGCCTTGCTGGAAAGCCGTTGCCAGGCCGAGCGCCAGGTCCAGACGGTTCGGGCCAACCAGCAACACGCCCTCGACGCGGTAGCTGCCGTGCAGCAGCTGCAGATCCTCGACCACCTTTTCGCCCATGCCGGTCTGGTCGATGGCGGCGCGCAACACCCGCCGCTTCAGGAACAGGCCGTTGAAGAAGGCGTCCTGGTGCGCAAAGGTCTGGCCGACTTCGTCATAGACATCGCGCACCCAAGTCACGTCGCCGAGCAGCTCGCCGCCCCAGATGATCTGTCCGTCGCGACGCCGCGCGACGTCGCGGCCGATGCCGTAGATGCCGCCCGAATAGAGCTCGGGCACACCGGCGTCTTCGTGCTCGGCAGCGAGGATATCCTCGATTGAGATCAGTGAACCCGAACCGATCTTGGGAATGCAGTCGAGCTCCTCGCCCGCATCATCGCCATAGGAGGCGCGGATATTGGCTTCCCACTCGGCCTTCGCAGCGATCTCGGCACCCTTGGTCTTCGCCACCAGCGCGACGCGCTCATACAGCCCGTCCGCCATCGCATCGGCAAAGGTGATGGTGATGTGCTTGCCGCGCCGCGTGCCGGCGTCGATCTCGCCGATCAGCTTGTTGAAGGCGTTGCTGGCGCCATCATGCGTCGAGACGACGATCACCTGGCCGCCCCAGATCAGCAGCGCCATTGCCGACTTCAGCACTTCATTGACGTTCTTGTGGAACGCGGCCTCGTCGATGATGACGATGCCCTGCTTGCCGCGTAGCGCCCGCGGCACGCTGGGCAGGGCAGTAATGCGAAAGCCGCTGGCGAAACGGATCGAGAAGGCCTTGATGCCTTCGTTCGGCCCGTCGTCGAGAATGACCTCGCCCATTTCGTCGATCGCGCAATCGAAGGCGCGCGCCCACATTGCGCAGACCTCGATGAACTCGAGCGTCATGTCCTTGTCATAGCCCATGTACCAGACATTCTGGCCGCCGGCGCCGACGGACGCGGCGGCCTTCAGCGTGGCATAGGACGCAAGTCCCCAGGTCAGGCCGATGCGGCGCGACTTGTCGATCGCGAGCAATGACACGCCGGTGAAGAGCAGCGCAGTGGTCCGCGCCTGGTACCCGAGCAGCAGATCGCCCTTCGGCAGACGGACGATCGTTGCCTCGGCCGCGGCGCGATCGGCGGCACGTTCGCGGCGCGCGATCTCGTCGGGTGCCAGCTTCATGCGTCCCCCAGCACGGCATGGCGGATCGCCTGGACGCCGGCGGCCGAAAGCCCCTGCGCGCGCGCGGCGGTAACGGCATTGGTCGCCGCTTCCTGGCGCGCCTGTTCTGTCGCCCGCTTTACCGCCTTCTCAATCCGATCGTCCTGCGTCTTGGCCGCGCTCGCGATCGACGAAATCGAGCGGCTAAGCTCCATCAGCTCTTTGGGCGAAAACACCGGCAGCACCATTTCGCCCTGCTCGTTCTCGATCACCGAGCTCATCACGCGCATGACGTGGCTTTGCATCAGCTCCAGATTGGCGCGCGCCACCTTGTCGTCGAGCTCCTCGCCGAACTGGCCGACCAGGGCGAGCGCCATGTCCCGCGATCGGCGCATGTCGATCTGCACTTCGGCAAGCGACTTCACATGTCGACCGAGCGCCGATCGCGACACGTCGGCGTCCAACTCGAACAGCTTGGAGCGGATCTCGTCGATCGTGCGGCCTTCACGGCGCAATTTGCCGATCAGCTCCTTCAGCTCGGTTGGCAGCCGGTCGATTGTCGACGGCGTGTTCTTGCCCATGGCTCAGCCTTTCGGGCTGGGGCGGGCAACGCCGGTGTACCAAGAGCGGCCGTTGGCAACGTCGAAACCGCGTTCGGTCAACGTGGCCACGATCAGGTCGGCGGTCGGCCGCATCAACGTCACCAGCCGCTGCTCGCCCAGCCATTCGACATGGCCGCGCAGCTGGGCTCGCGTCACGTTCAACCCCATCGCCTGCGTTGCCTGAAGCATCACGCTGTCATTGGCTTGATAGCCCGCCTGGCTTTCCAGGAGGCGAAGCACGGTCAGGCGGACATGCTCGCCCACAAACTCGGCGAATTCGGTCATCGGCCGCCCAGCCCCTTTTCCATCAGGAATTGCTTGATGAACGTGACGTCGCTGGTGATCCCCGCCAGGCTGTCCTGGCGTGCCTGGTGACGCTCATCGATGACGTTGCGGAGGTTATGAATTTCGGCCCGCACCGCGGCCATTTGCTGGCCCAGCGCGAGCACTTCACCGCTTGAAGCCATCCGTCCCTCCATCTTGTCCAGCTCTTCGCGCAGCTGCTGCAGCTCGGCCGCCGAGGCGCAGCCGGCCAGCTTGCCTTCCAGCGTGCCCACCTTAGATCCTACGGTATTGAGCTGGTTCTGCAGCTGCCCGGTCCCAACGGGATTCGCCCCGCCGCTGCGGAAAATTACCCAGACGAAGAACCCCAGCATGGCGATCGCCGCCAGAACCTCGAAATCCATCGTCACTTGCCATCTCCACGCTTGCCGGCGGCGATCCGCGCGGCGACTTCGATAAAGGCGTCCATCACGAGCTTGGCGCCCGCGACGACGCTGCGCGCCACCAGTTCGATGAAGCCGAGACCCGAATAGCCAAGGCCGATGCTCCACCCGAGGGCGACAATCGGCCGCTTTTCGCCCGCCACGATCAGCGCGATGACGCCCAGAGCGAGCAGCCCGGTCAGTGCGGCATTGCCGACAGGGCCGAGCGCGGCGCCGGCGGCGGTGGCAGGTGCCACGCGGCGCGCTAGGAGGACGCCGACAAGGCCGAACAGCGCTGACCAGATAGGAACAGCCGCCCCGAAGAGGATGATCTCCGGGGGACCGATCTGCACGATCGGCCGGGTGGCAGCATCCGCAATGCTGGCCATGCCGGCGCCAATCGCGCCCGCCGCGACTGCGCGGTAAAGTTGGGGAAGCGAGCTGATCATGCCTCGCGCTCTCGAACCGCAGGCGGAATTGGAATGCCCGCTGCTTCGAGCGCCGCCCGCAACACAAGCACTTCGCCGTCAATTTCCTGAAGCGTAGCCGATATCAGCGGCACGACCTTCGAGTGGTCGACGCTTTGCAGGACATCGCGTTTGCCGGTGGCGGTCCAACTCCAACCCTCCGGGCAGCGAGCCTCGGTAATGTCAATAAACGGCAATTCTGCACTACCGGCAGGCGGCACGGCGCGGCCGATAACTTCAAATGCGTCTTTCTCACCCAAGACGGCTTCCGGAACCACTGGCGCCAGCTCATGGGCTAAAAAGCCGTCGACCGTGATGTCGGGATTCCAAAGGTAATGGAAACGGCACGGACGGAGCTGACGGAAGCGGGTCCGTGCATTGGTGATCCGCTCCGGGGTACTCTTAATCCGGTAGTCCGAGGTGGTCGCATAGAGTGTGCTGCCCCCTGACGTTCCAATGTAACCTACGCGCGCCGCGCCGGTATCGTTGTAAAAACTGATGATAGAATTTTCCGTGCCGCTCGCTTTCAACGCTAACGCACTCTGAACACCAAAAACGTTGACTGAGGCTTCGACCGTCGAATCGAATCGCGTTGTCGTACCGACCATTCCACTCGCAAGGACTGCTGTCCCCCCGGCGATATTAACTGCTGCGGCATTCTGGATCGCCATCGTGCCGAGCGCGAGCGTCGCTCGCGCTGTCGCAGCGTCGGGATCATCGATCAGGGTTCGGGCGAAAGCCGACAGGTCAGCAAGCGCCATTGCCGCGGCACCCGTGAAATAGGGCAGCTTGTCAGCCGCGGCCGCCACGCCCGCCAACGCCGTCAAGATCGCGCTTAGCGCCTGATAGGCACCGGTACCCAGCCAGAACTGGAACGCGATCGCGGTACTGCCCAGCGTGCCGCCGGCATTCGCCGTACAGATGAAACCCTTGTCGCCGTAGAGCGTGCCTTCTTCCGCAACGAGGGTAGCGCCAGGTATCTCCGCCCAGTTATCGAAATCGCTGGCCCGCGCCCACGCGCCAGCGGCGGCGACATAGATACCGTTCTGCGCAGGTGCCGTTTGTTGCCAGGCCAGCACACGGTCGCCGGCGACGGGCGTGACGCCGTCGCGCGCGGCAAGGCCGGTCAACGTATCATTGGCCGTGGTCGCAAAGCGCACACTTGCCTTGGGCTTCATGCCGGCGACCAAGTTCTGCAGATATTGCAGCGTCACCGCATGCCGGGCGAGCGTCGGATCGCCGGAGAGCTCCAGCGGCCCCGTCATCGTCCCGCCGCTGCGCAACAGGAAGTCGGCATAAGGGGTGAGCGAGAGCAGCCAATCGGCATGGGTACCAGCGCCGTTCACAGCCGTGACATTCAATACGAGCGCACCGGTCGACGCGTCATAGCTGTCCACTTGGCCGATCATGTAGCGCGTCGGATCGACCGCATAGGCCGCCAACAGAAACATGCCGCGCTGATAAAGGCGACTGGTCTGGACCGTGAAGGCCTTGGCGCCAACGCCGATCGTTACGTTGCTCGTTGACGTGGCGTTGTAATTCAGCGCCGTCCCGATCGCTACGCGGGACAGCTGCTCAAACTGCACCCAGGCACCGGCGCCCGACGCGCCAGTTTTGCGGTACCAGCCGTTATTGGCTTCGATCGGATCGGCATAGACGAGGCTGACGCTGTTTGCTGGGTATTCGAGCAGCAGCTGCAGCGCAGCGACCGTGGCAGCCGCCTCGTCGGTTTGGACAAGCCTGCCCAGCAGCTGCTTGATCGCGATCCGGCCGGCCGCGCCTGCCGGTTCCTGCACCGCCATCACCGCATCGGGCGACACCGCCTCAAGCAGTGGTAGCTGGATGATCGCCTTGGTGAGAAGTGGCTCAGCCATTGGGGCACTGTGCCTTGGCGTCTTCAATCCGTTTGGTCAGCAACTGCTCGCGCGCGAAGTGCGCAGCGAGCCAACCGAGGACCGCCTGCGACGCTTCCAGCACAAGGCCCTCGGGCGTGGCGATGGGTGCTGGCACCGCAGCGGCGACTTCGGCCGGGCAGACAGTCTTGACCACCGTCCGCTGCTCGATGACGGGATCGAGCTTGGCGGGCGGCCTAGCTTCCGGCGAGAGCGCGCAGGCACTGAGCGTCGCAGATAACGACCCCATCAGCACGGCGCGGCGCATGGTCGATCGCATCATCGGCCTTTTTCCTTTGAAGATTGAGATTGGTGGCGCGCGCCTCGGCACGCTCGACCGCCGCGATCGTGGTCGCTTGCATGGTCTCGATGGTGGCCCGCGCATCGGCGAGGTTGCCTTCGCTCGCCGCCAGACGCGCAACCTCGGTGTTAATCGCGGTCGAACAGGCTGCGCGGATCGCATAGAGCTGGGTGGCACGGGGCTGCATCACCAGCGCGGCATCGCATACCTGCGCCTGGCGCGCGGTCGCGATGCCGACCGCCACCGCCGGAAGACAATCCACCAGTGGCGCGACGCCGGCCTTGTCGCCGGCAGCCACCGCGCAGGCGCGCGCCTTGTCCGCGACCGACTTTTGCTTGAACCGGTCCTGGGCGAGCCAGAGCAGGGTGCCAAGCAGCAGCGCGCCGGCGATCGGGCCGAGCAGTTTCAGATAGGCCATTATTCCCCCAGGGCGCGCGCGCGGCGCAGCCAGCCATTGATGTATTTGGATTGGCTCGGATTGCGGCGAACGATGCCGCGGTAGCGAGCCGCGGCAGCAGCGCGATATGCGTCGACAATCGTCGCCAGGCCATCGGCGCGCTGCAGAATTGCCGCCAGCTGGCGGCGTGTTTCGGTGCCAATGTCGCCATCGATCGCCAGGTCCGGCACATTGAACCGGTTGTTGCGCGCCACCCGATTGATCGCGGTCTGCAACAGCTTGCGGGCGGCAACGAGACCACCGTTAACGGCCTGGTCGAACATCATCTCGCCGATCGGCTTGGCGAAGCTGTCGGCATCGAGCCGGTTCCAGAAACACCGCTGAAATAGCCCCAGCGCGTCGTTCCTCGTCAGCTTACGGATGTCGGCGCCGTCGATATCGCCGTCCATGTCGAGATCGTAATCGGCGACGCCGTCGCCATTCAGGTCGATCTGACCCTCGGCCACAAGGAACCGGAGCGACACGCCGAGATTGGTCTCGCCGCCGCGATCGACGGGATCGTTCGAATGCCCGCCTTCAAAGCCTAGCACTTTCTTTGCCGCGGCCAGATAGCGCGGGCCAAAGGCCGTGACGACGATGTCTGATTCTTGCCCGGTCATGGGCAATGCTATGGACTGGACGAGGGGACCGCCCGAACCTGAAGAATTTCAGGTGTTGGTCGTGCCAGTGGGGCGATCGAACAGATCGAGTTGCGACTCGGTGTCGCGCTTCGCCCGCTGATGAGCGTCGATCATGTTGTAGATCTGGCGCTCCGAATAGTCGAAATCGAGCGCGATCTGTTTGATCGTGACGCCGTCGGGCCGATTGAGCGCGGTTTCAAGTGCGCGCCGCCGGCGCAAATGAGCCTTGGGCAGGTCGATCGTCATGCCGAAATAGTGATCGGCGAGCATATTTGCCGCCTTCAAGCCGATGGCTTCGGCGATCGGATGATGCACGCCGATCTTGCGGGGGACATAGGTGCGCGTCCCGCCGAGACGCTCCATCAGGCGCGTCACGGCGGTCTGGCCGATCACTGCGGCCAGTTCATCCTGCAGGTCGCCGCCTGCCCGAATGGGACGCTGCGCGTTCATCGGATCAGCAGCATCACCAGATAGGCGATATCGACGCCGATCATCACGCCGATCGCGGTGGGGACGATGAGGAACAGCAAGTGGCGATCGCGCGACGCGCGAGGGCGACGGACGAGCGGCAGCCGCGCAAATTCAGCATCACGGCCCACCACGCGGCGACGGGAAAGCAGCCGCCCGATCATGCCGCGTTGCCCGACGCCGGAGGTTTCGCCGCGTGCAGTGTCGTCGCGAACACCGCCGCAACCTGGTCGAGCGACTCAACGCCCCATGTCAGGAAAAACCCGTCAAGCTCGAGCCCGCCAAACTCGCGCGCGGCACGGTCGATGTTCCAGCCTGGCGCAATCAGTCCGGCCGCGCGCAGCTTGCCAAACAGCGTCTCGACAAGCCGGCGCTTCAGCACCAGCAGATGTGCGCCAGGCTTCACGCCTGTTAGGTCCTGCGACCATCCCGCGCGCTCTGCCATAGCCTTCAGCGCCTCGATCAGCCGATATCCCAGCGACTGGTTCGCCCATTGTAGCTTGGCGACCTTCAGCTGGGCGCAGGCAAAGGCCTCCAGCGCCTGTTCGGATGGGTTGCGAACGACGCCGAGCTGATGGAGCGAGATCCACAAAGCGCGCGCCTTGCGCGCCACCGGATGATCGGCAGGGCGGGCCTTGCCGGCAGTACGGCCGGGCGTGACGGCCGCAAAGCCGAGCCGCTCGAACTCCTTCAATGCGGCAACCAGCTCGGCGGCGTTGCAGTCGCCAGCGCTGGCATGGCCGGTGATGCGGATCAGCACCGCCTGATAGTCGTCGTCCGCAAGGCCAAGCTGCTTTTTGGCGACGTGCACCTTGGCGATCAGCGAACGGCGACGCTGCTGACCAGCGTCAAACCGGGCCGGAACGCCGTTGGAGCGCCGGGGCAGAGCGGGGGCAGTGATGCTCATGCCCGTGCCTCTCGCGCCTGCAGCCCGCCAGCCTGTTCGATCCGATCGAGCAGCCGAGTAGTGAGCAGGGCAAACGCCGGATCACGCCCGCGCATCGACTCCGCCTTGCGCAACAGCGACAGGATCGTCGTGTGATGTCGGTCGCCCAGCAGTACACCGATCTGATTCAGGCTGCGCCCCAGGCCAACGGTCGACACCCATGCGATTGCTGCGCGGGCACGCACCAGCCGGGCTTCTCGCGAAATACCGGTGATCGCGCTTACGTGCAGCCCCATCTCAAACGATGTCCAGCCGATCACGGCCGAAATGCCGATCGGTGGTGCGGTGATTTCGATGGGATCAAGCTCGGGCGCGATCGGCACGGCATGCCGATCGGCGAGCTTCGCAATCGAGTGACCGATCAGTGCGATTAGCGCCGGATCAGGACGTTGATAGTTTCGAACGATCATGGTCGTCCTCCTTCCAGGAACAGGGCGATTATGCGTGGCAGCGCTGGGGCCAGCGTATTGAGGAGCACGCCGGCGACTGCAGTCGCGGCGATGGCGAAAAGCAGGGTGGCGATGATCGTCATGCCGGAGTTTGCCGGGTCGACAGATGGGCCCAAGCGTCGTGCATATGAGTGATCTTCACCGTATCGCGCTCAGTGGCGGCGAGCATGGACGCGGTTTCCATCAGCATCGTGCACGTCCGCAGACCGCCCGGTTTCTTGGCGATTTCGACCAGAAAGGCGCGCTGGTCGTCTGCTTCGACGTTCCAGGCGTCAGCGAGCGCCAGCGCATCGCCGTCCATTGGCCCGCGAAAGATCATCCGCTGCGCAACCCGGCTGGCCAGCCGCGCGAAGGCGTCCTTCCGGCTGCCAAGGGTCAGCCGGGTCAGCACATCTTCGTTGCCCACAAGGCAAATGCCGATCCCCGTCGCGTCATGCCAGCCGCGGATTTCCTCCAGCGCCTTTTCGCTGGTGTGCTGAGCCTCGTCGATCACGATCAGACCACCGCTACCGCGCACCATCGACATGACCCGTCTTGTCAGTGCCAACGGCGTTCCCTTGGCATCGCGCTCGCCCAGGCTTTCCAGCACTTGTTGCTGCATCGTGTTCACGCCCGCCGTGGACGGCATCATGGTAGCGACCCAGACATTGGAGACGCTCGCCTGATAGTGGCGAACCGCACGCGACTTGCTGGTGCCCGGAGCGCCGGCAACGAGCGTGATGCGACCACGCTGGGCAATTGAGAGCATCGTGATGATGCGACGCGACGTCGGCGTTTCGAAATACGCCGGTGGATCGGGCATGTCGAAAGCGATCTCCGCCTGCGAGATCAGCAACTGGCGATAGCGATAGATCGCCTCGGCGATCTTGGCGTTGTTGCCCGCGTAGGTATCGTTGGCGAATGCGCTGAGCGTCGACATTTTGACGTCGAGCTTCGGCGCCAGTTGCGACCAGGACAGGCCGGTCTCGGCCTTGTGGTCATTGAGCCACTTGCGCTGCTCGGCGATGTCGATGGGTAGTGCCTCGGGATTGTTCATGATACGCGTCCTTTGCTTTGGATGTTCTTTTCCAGGGGTCCGGGCCGGCCGCGCGCGCGTTGCACCGCACGCGCGGCCTTGAGCTTCACAGGTCGATGAATTGCATTGGCAGCTCGACGTCGTCGGTATTGTCGACGACCATCGGCCGGAATTCGGTGTCGTCCGGCATCTCGACCAGAGTGAGCGGCTCGCCGTCATAGTCGTCGAGGCCGAGCTCGAATTCATCGACGCCGAATGGGAAATCCTCGGGCTTTGCGGGCTTGATCATCGCGGCTCGCGATTTGCCCGCTTGATCAACGTAAAGTGCTAGCCATCTGGCCATCGTTCATCTCCTTCAGCCCGGAAAGCGCCGGGCGCGCATCACTTCACCAGCTGCAGCTTGCCGAGCCGGTCGAGGACGGGATTGAGCGGCATTTCATGAGCTTCTGAGACGGGCTTCAGCGCCGCGGCTGTTTGGCCGCGATGGCGGACTGGCTGGATCACGCTTGGCTGCGGCCGGGCGTTTTCGTCTTCGTAATCGGGGAGCAGCGCGGCCAGGTCGGCGACGGCGAGCAGGTCCTCGGCCTTCTCGGCATCGCGTACCAGGCGACGCAATTCCGATTCCTGCGAACGCCGCTTGTTGGCAGCCGCCCGATCGAAAAAGCCGGACTTCTCGATCACCGGTACCGCTGCGATCAGTCGGCCTTCGCGGTCATAGGCAAAGACTTCGCCGTGGAGATTGTCCGGATCGAACCGTACGGTCACCATTTTGCCGGCATGATCGGCCAGCTCCGGCGTCCAGTAGCGGTTACCATCGAGCGTGATCGTGCCCGACTGGCGATCGCAGCGACGCTCCTCGGCGGTTAGCAGCGCCAGGCGCAGCTGCTCGGGCGTGGCCTTGCCGATCGGCGAAACGGCATAGGATTCGGCGAAGGTCGCGTCGAAGCTGCGGCCCTGCGCGATTTCGGTGCGGCGTCCCTCGCGGCGGTTATGCTCGGCGATACCGGCATCGACATAGCGCTTGAACACATCGAGCGGGATCGCCTTGCTGCCGTAATTCTCGGGCTTCGCGTCGGGTCGGTTGCCCGTATACGCGCCCGCGAAACGCGGGTGCTTGGCGATCGACTGGCAGAAATCGCGAAAGCCGCGCTCGATCGGTTTGGACTGGCCGCGATACGGCATTGCCCACTTCACCTGAATGCCCAGCGCTGGCAGCACGCCGGTTGGGTCTTCATCCTTGATCTTGAAGCGGAACCGCGTTTTCGCGCCGCCGGTGATCGTCTTTGATGCGAAAGCGCGACCGTTATCGAGCACGCACATCTTGGGGATGCCCCAGTCGCGGAACAGATCCGCGAACACCAACCGGGTCGACAGGGCCGATTCGCTCTCGTCGATCCGCCAGGCCAGAAATTTGCGGCTATACAGGTCCTGCACCGCCACCATCAGCGGGCGACCGATGCGCCCATCGGGCCACTGGACGAACACGTCGAACTTGTGACCGTCGATGTTGACGGCTTCCATCGCATGCAGGTCCAGCACTGATCGCTGCTGGGGCGGCAAGGTGCGGCGCAGTGCCTCGGCGCCGGCGCGCTTGGCCACGATCAATCGGCTATCGACTTCGCGCTCCAGTTTGCGGCGCAACGTGCGCTCGCATGGCACATCGATGCCCAGCGGGACGGCGAAAGCGATCAGTCGGCGATAACAATCGCTGAAGGTCGGCTGCTCTGGCCGCAGATAATCTGATTTGATGAATTGCCACGCCTCGGGCGCGACGGCCGCCTCGCTGCCGCCGCCGCCACGGCGCGGCGCGAGATACGGCAGGCGATCGGACGGATCGACGCCGTCGAGCAGGCCGATCCAGCTCCAAAGCGTCGATGGACCGACCTCATTGGCCGCGGCGGTCGATGCCACCGCTGCCGATCGCGTCATGCCCTGCTGTTCGAAAGCGTCGACCTGGGCGATAATGCCGGCCCGACGGATCGCCTCGGCCTTGGTTTTGGCATTGCAGCCCTCATACCAGCGCCAGAGCTGCGTAGTGCGGGTCTCCGGCGCGTCGGTAACATCGGCGACGATGGCGACGCCTCGACGCGCCAGCTCGGCGCGCGCCGATGCCGGCAGCACATCGATATGAAATTCCATGCCGCCACCCCGCGCCTGGCGCGGCTGCGCAAGCGGCTGGCCAGCTGGGCTCGTTTCGAACAGCCAGCTGGGCGCATGATCCTCGTTGATCTTGCGCTTCGATTTGGGCAGCCCAGGCAGCGAAAGCGCTGCCAGTTCGGCGGCCGTGAACCAGATTTTCCCCCCGGCAGGCTTCACTTGGCAAAGCCCCCCGAAACGTGATCGCGATCGCGATCACGTTTCGCCAATCGGGTAGCCAATGCTTCCCGAGCGCGGTGCTGGCGGGCTACCATTTCGGCGCCCGAGCCTGCGGCCATCGCGGCGATCAGCGTCGTTGTCGTTCGATCCGGGTCGGCGATCGCCGCCGCGAGGCGCGCGCGACGGACTGCAAGTTCGAGAGTCGCGTCTGCACTCATGGATGGCGATCCCTTTCGATTGGCTGGGCTTTCCCGCCACGCAAATGCTTGATTTCACCGTCGAGCCGCTCGCGCTGAGCCAACAAATGGCCGAGCCGCGCGGCATAGATTTCGTCGCCCCAAAGGATGCGCCCGCCCAGGCGGTGAACGGCTTCCTCGATCAACGCCGCATTCTGCGTGACGCTCATCAGCGCGATCGCTTTGCCGAAACTGATATTGTGGGTGTCGCGCGCCGGCGATGCGTAGGCGTCGAGCATCCAGCGCGACACGTCCTCGCCAATCGCCGCTGATACCGCGCCAGCAATCTCTTCACGGCTGCGCGCATCGTCCTTCAGCATCGCGCCGACTTCCGCAGCCACCCAGGCCTCGATACCGGCATGCGCGGCGGGACCCGCCACGGGGCGCGCCGACGTGAACAGGTCTATCTGGCGGGGATCGGAGGCGCCGCGACGCTTCATTGGCGCGCCTCCCACCGGCTGCACGCGGGCGAGCTGGTCGAAATGGGAATCTTGCCGCCTAATGGGCCGCGCCTCTTGGCGATGGCGCAACCCGAGGCATACTCGTTGCCCTTTACGCCGCAGATGTACCGACACGAATGGCAGGTTTCACCGGCAGGCCCGCTGCCGGGTGCGGCGGCATAGCCTCGCTTGGGCCGGATCGACGCGATCAGATCGCGGCCCTGCCCGAACGGCGCATCGAGCGCGGCCTGGATGCGCGGATCAACCGGCATTAGCCAGCATCCCCGCTGCGATACCGCTTAGGCCGACGCCGGAACGCGGATCAGGTAGGGATTTCGCACCATTGTGGAATCGGCTTTTCGGGATCACCGCCGAGGCGCTGAGCCGCTCTGGCTGAACTTGCCCCGACGACGTAGCACCCGCATGTGGCCGTGATCGGCGGGTAAAGGCTCGTCCAGAATCGATGGTCAGGGGGCAAAGCAAGCCCGTCCAGGTCTTCGTGCTGGTCCTCGCAGCCGATACTGTCGTGACGATAGACCCAGAATTCGAAACCGCCCGCCCGCAATTGTTCCAGGCGCTCCTTTGCGTAGTCGGTGAAATGTTTGTTTGTTTCGTCCATGCCTTGGCTCCTTTCAGAGAGAAGCAAAGCGCTGGAGCGAAGGGATAGCAACCGCTCATCACAGTGGCTCCCAGCGGATAACGACGCCGGAGAAGCCGCCAAGGCCATGATGCTTTGCCCAGAATTTGGCCATGCGGCGCGCGGAAAGGCCATCGTGTAGGCGGTCGGGATCAAACCCGTCAGCTTTGGCGAATGTCTCGATCTCGGTGTGGGTTTGCGCCCTTCCATCGATCGACATCCGACCAATATATGCCGACCATTCAGGCTGATTATCCAGCCAGTTGCAGTAAAAAACGATCTCGATCGGCCGCACGTCGACGCACACGGGGTCGATATCGAGCAGCTTGCGACACTGACGGGTGCGCATGCCGGTGTAGAGCTGGAGCCGCTCACCGACGCGGGCATGACGCTTCCGATCGGCGCGCACAGTCTGCCGCTTGGCAAGCGTCGCTACCTGGTCGGCAAATTGCGGGGCGAACGAATAGGCGACCATTAGGAATTGCTCACCACATCGATGAAGCGCAGCGGTTCGCCCTGCGGGCCGCGAGCGATGGGAAAAGGGATAATCGCCGCAGTGGCCGCAGGCGGTGATGCGCGGCGTGGCAGGCGATCGAGCGCGGCCAGCACCGCGCCGGCGGCGGCGTCACTGATCGGCGCATCGGTGACGTTCGTGGCGGGGCCAAAGTAGCCGATTTCGGTGAACTTCATCGTTGCCACCACTCCAGACCTTCATCGCTGTCATCGATTGGGGAGATTGCTTGAATCGCCGGGGCCAAGGTGCCGCAGCGTGCGCGCTGGGAGTCCCGCAGGCGCCAGCGTGCTTCCACCATGCGGCGGCGCGCCTCGGCCAGGCTGATCTTTGCGGCCTGCGCCAGCTCGAAGACCAAGCGTCGTTCGCGGATGCGCTCGGCTTCGACGATGGGATCAAGGCGCGGCATCATGCCCGCTCCTCGGCAGCGATATCGCGCGCTTTCACCAGCAATGCCGAGAATTCGGGCAGGTCGCGGCGGGCATGCGCGCCGAGCAGACCGCGCCGCAGGTCGAACGGCAGTAGCGACCAGTGCCGGAAGCACATCAGATGCCCACGCCTGACGCCCATCTGGCAGCCATCAGCCGCGCAATGGGCGGTGCCGCGTGCCATGCTCGCTGGACGATCGCGGTCAAGCGCACCTAGCGTCTCGCCGCGACGCGCCAGCTCGGCACGCAAGGCCGTCAGTGGTACGCTGCGCAGGTCGACCCCGCCGACCAGCTCGATCCCGCGCTTACGGTTGGATGTCTTGCGCAGCTTGCCCAGCCAGACCAGCTGCGCGACATGCTTGTGCATCGTCACTTTTGATCGGCCGAGCTTCTCGCCGATCTCGGTCAGCGTCGGCCCATAGCCGAATGTCTCGATATGGGCGCGGATCGCGTCCAGCGTGGCCAGCTGCGCGGGGGTCATGGCAGCATCACCCCGTCCTGGTCGAACAGGGTGAAGCCTGCAGGCAGCTGGGCAGCGAGTTGGGCCAGCGCGCCCTTCTTCTCGGCGAGGCCCATGCGTGAAAATGCGCCCAAAAAGGCTGAGAGCCGCTTTGCTTCTGGGTCGATCGCCTTGTTGCTACCGCGCGTCCGAGCGATTGCCTCGTTCACCGTCTTGGCCGTGCCAGCCAGCAGCTGGTCGACGATCCGCGGCTGATCTGCCGGACTGAGCTTGGCCAGCGATCGCAGCTGGGTGGCGTTGCGGTACATCGGGTGGCGAGCGTCGCGCAGCGCGGCGACGATGGAGGGCGAAAGCCCCCGAAAAAGCATCAGGTCACGGCGAATGCTGCGGCTCGACAACCCGATCTGGTCGGCAACTTCGTCGGACCAACCGTAACACGTGGACATCGTGTCCAGGTGTTCGGTCGCTTCGCTATCGATCCGATCCTTGAAGCGTTGGCTGACTTTAGCATCCCGTTGCGATGCGACGTCCAGCCCCGCCTGAGTGCGCTTCAGCAGCACCAGCTCGGCGAGGAAAGCCGCGCGGTCGATTGGGTCGAGGTCCCGGCGCCACAGATTTTCGGAGATCTCGCGCAGCCGGCGACTTGCACGATCGGCGCTGACGATGATCGCTTTCAGATATGCGATGTCGTGCAGCTCGGCGCCCGTATGGCGATGCGCCCCGGAAACGAGGGTCCAGCGCGTCCTGCCGGGCAACCGGCACACTTCGATCGGCGTGTTTTGCCCCTCACGCGCCATCACTGATCCCAGGGCATCGGCCCACACCGGATCGACCGCGCGCAGCCGTTCGCCTTTGTCGATCTGATCGACGCGGATCAGAACAATGTCGTCTGACTTTTCGGCCATCAGGCCATCGATCGGCGCGTCGGGCGCAGGGAGCGATGCCAT